AGCGAATTCACTGCGACCTCGAGTCCTGCAGTAAAGTGATGGATGGGAACGTGATTCACGAGTACCATGTGTTAAACAAGTAGGTCTTCCGCGCGAGCGATTAGAAAGAAAGTACACCCTTGGACATGCCTAAAATCAGTGAGATTGACCATTACGACGAACCGAACCATCGGCGTGATAAGTCATTCAAGCGGTGCGGTGTGTTTTACCAAATAGGGCAGAGGTTCCAAACCTGTGAGCTTATTGCTCTATACTCACAGGGTTCTCCGAGCACCCAAGAAACAAAACCGCGCTCCCAAGCGCCGTCGGCCAGCCCGACAACCCCGTCGTAAACAACAGCGACGACCCCAGCGTAAGCAGGGGAAAGCACAAACACAACAAAAGAAACCCGGGTTCTTTAGCAAAGTTCTGGACGTAGCAGGAAAAGTGCTACCCATGGCTGCAACAGCCATGACTTTGTATAAAGGATTCGGCGACTACGAGGAGACAGGACCTGAAGTTCATACAAACTCTCTCGTCAAGCCGCTCACCACCAATAGCATTCCTTTCATGCACACATCAAACGAAGCGATTCGCGTCACACGACGAGAATTCATCGGGATTGTACCAGTCTTGCCCTCCAGAACGGATGTGGCAGCACAAATCCGACGAGTTCTCAATCCAGGAGACGCGCAAACCTTCCCGTGGTTGCACAATCTGGCTCGAAACTACACTCAGTGGTTGCCAGCAGGAATGGTCTTTGAGTACCGAGCTACTTGCGGGACAGGGATCGCCACGACGCCAAACATCGGTGTTGTGCGTATGACTACACAGTACGATGTGTACCAGCCTATCTTCGGTAGTGACGTCGTCAGGATGATGAACCATTTCTTCACCCAAACCACATCCCCGTTCGCCTCCACATCTCATGCCATTGAGTGCGCGCCCGAGCAGACAAGCATCAAACCCTTGTTTATTCGTCCAGAAGCCGTGCTCCAACACCGAGATGTTGAGACCAAGAGCGGAGACATCACACTGATCGAGCATTCGGACGCGACGTTCGATGCTCGTCTTTATGATCTCGGCAGGTTTGAGATGAACAATTCGGGAGGTGTCGCATCCTACGAAGCCGGGGAGTTGTGGATCACCTACGACATTGTCTTAATGAAACCGCGTCAGCAACTGACCAACGGGTTCACCTATGACAGTGACTTCGTGGTTGCAGACCAGTCCAACACGGTTACTCTGCGCAACGAGTACACCATGGCCCTCACGGATGTGGAAGTCATCCCTGACGAGCCGGTCGACCCGTAGTGTAAACTACGAAATGTTGGTGTACATCAAAAACACCGGGTCGCTACCTAATAGCAACCCTCTTCCCATCCTCACCCCGGAAGAGATACCACATATGCCACCATCCATAAACGAAGCATACGTAAGAAAATGCCGTTGGCCGCGTAAAGGCCCTCAAATCAAGGAAGTCGTTACGGCTTTCAGAATGAGTTCGTTTTTATCAACATCCCGCATTAGGAGCTTTCCCTTTGTGGGGAACACATTATTGCTTGAGGTCAGACCAGTGGACAAAACTCGTGTAGAAAGGGGATTATAAGCTACTAGCTAAATCAACCATCTACATGAACCAATCCCACGCTCTAAACCTTTGTGCTGAACAGCACACAATGATGCCTTCCCCGAGTGAACAAAGTGCGTAGGTGTTGATATGACGTTCCATCCCTGAATGACCTTAAAACCACATCCTAGATCATTGGAACAATTAGACAAACGGACGTCAAATCCGAGTTATCGGAAGGGGTTGTAGGTTCTAACTGTAAGAACCTTCACTCTGGTGGACCTGATCCATCGGAGGATAAACCGTGGCAATACGAAATGAACGATTACGTTGTGGATATCGAGGATCTTGGCTATTGGATGGCCAAGACCCGCCGCGTTAAAAACGAACGCGGTAAAGGGACGAAAAGTGTCCCGCCGGTCAAAAGACCGAAGCCCAGGAAAGTGAAGTCTCAGTTTGACTCCACGAGAGGATATCCTGGAGAAGGCCCTACCTGCAATTGCGCGCAGGAGCGACCGCTCACAGTTGGGGATGCCACCAGCTTTGACGATTGCAAATGGGACGAAAGGTGCCAGTTTTCCTGGCACTACCACCGTAAGGCTAAAAACGGTGCGCGCAGAAGGCTAGCCGAGAAGAAGCAAAGTGAGAATGGCAAAAAGAAGAACAAGAAGGACGCACCTGTGCTCCTGTGTCCTTTCGCTACACCCGACGGTTGTGGCGAACCATCCCACCTTCACGGCGACAACGAGAAGATGCATGTACATGCCTGTGATGCATTCTTGCCTGATCTCGAAGATGAAAAGGTTCAACCTAATCCTATGGATACCCACTTCGGTGGAGATATCGTTGATGACGATATTAGAGACTTGTTCTCGACTGAACCCCTTATCGAGGAGAAACACGCACCGGTGGAAGAATTCCAAACCATTCCACTGATCCAAGCGCTGCCGGTTGTTCAACCAGTTGCAGCCCCTCAGTGGCCACACGCAGCAGCAGTGGCGCCAAATCTTGCTGCGGTGCCGCTTCCAGTGGCACCTCCACTTCCACCACCTTTGGTGGTTGCGAACGCCCCTGCAGCTCTTGCTGCGGTGGTAGTCGCACCCCCACCCCCTGCACCACCCGTTCCGGTGGTCCCACCTCCAGCCCCACCTTTGCCTCCTGCGATACCGCCCCTACTGGTGGTGAAACGAAAGATTTATCTCTCGCTTTCAACGTTGCAGAAGGCCAAGGTGGGTGACAGTCACGTGTTTAACCACCTGATCCACTCATTTCTGTCCCTTTTTGGAAGACAAGAGAGACAGTTTTCCGAGAACAACTCTGTTGACCATATAGACGAACGACTTACGGGGACTACATCCTCATCGTCAACTATGGTCCGAGTGGGTCCGAGCTTCTTAAACTTCACGCATTCGCGCAAAGAAGATACCAACGATGCTGCACTTTTGCAGCCGTTCTATCCTCACTGCGTTGTGCATGGGGTCTACGCGAAAGTGGTCACTGATTCATTAGTCGATGTTCGACTCGAGACTTTGTCATCTGTGCGTGCACATGGTACACAGATTTCTCCCTACCTTTCGGGGTATGTCAACGAGTTCCTGAAGCAGCACCCTCTTGCTGCTCAGATGACCGATCCGATGGTTAAGCTATTCACAGGCCTTGCCATCATGAATCAACACGTGATTAAGTCACTTTATAAGGATGCTGCCTCCCCGACGGGCAACACACCTTTGTCAAACTGCTCGGGGCGACTTGCAACACTGTCTCCTGTCGCCCTGTATTCTTGTTAAGGACAGTGGATTGTAATGTTCAGAAGCCGTACGTTTACAACCACACCTTCACAGCCGTTGCTGGCAGCGAATTTTTCGTAAACGGTCTGTTGTGTTTTCCGGCATCGCCACCTAGGACAAGCGTCTTCCATGGGGCTGACGGGTGCTACCGGACAATCTTCGGGCCGTGCGTGGGTCACACAGGGGTGATCTACGGGGTTAATAATAATAATGTTTCACTAGCATTCAGGCGGCTAACTGCAGCCCGCGTGTCTTTGGAATGTGACATCAAATTGCAATTTGCACAGAGAAAATACGTGCAGGAGAACCAGGCTTTTCTACGATGTGTACAGCAACTGTACTCTCGCAACATGCCTTCTTATTTTGGATCATTGCTCGAAGGAGCAGAGCACTACGCTGATCCACATAAGAAGAAACAGCTGCGCATCCAGGCCTGGGAGGAGCTTATCGGTGGCGATTACAAAGGCTTTGTACTCTCCGACCGTTTGTGGCTCAAGAAAGTGTTGTATAAAATGAAGAAAGATGAGTATGCCAAACCTGGCAAATTTCCTCGAATGATCGGCGATCTCGGAGTCGCCGCATCTTTGCAAGGTTTCCGTCTTGTGGACTTGTTGAAACATGTTATGGCTGATCACCCCCTGTGTTACAAGGGGGGTGAGATCGCATTCTGTCTTAAACCTGAACCAACTCAGCTAGCTCATCATTTTAAACGGCTCCTCACCACCCAAACGTATTATTTTCTGTACTTCTCGGACGATGCTTGCTTCAGTGTTCGTCATCTCGGTCAACTCTACACCTATAATTTAGATATTTCCTCCTGCGACGCCTCTCATCATGCAATTTTTGATGCGTTGTTGGAGATCACACCACCCCAGTGGAGGCATGAGATGCAGGTCCTTGTTGACCAATGTGCCCTGCCCATATCTATTTTTGATGTAGACTGCATTACTGAATGCCGCCGAGTCGTTTTGAAACCACATTCACCGAGACTGTATTCTGGTTCCACCATAACCACCTTCATCAACAATCTCGCCAATATCTTAATTTGTCATAGTATTGTCAACTCCGGTGCATACCGTCCAGTTGACATAATCGCCGCAGCACGAAAGGTCGGGTACGTTGTTACAGTTCAACCCTGTACACAACCCGAAGACATCCAGTTCCTCAAGCACTCGCCAGTGTTCGATACTGATGGTCAGTTGAGAGCAATGCTCAACTTAGGTGTCCTTCTACGATCGAGCGGTCAATGTAAAGGGGATCTCCCGGGTCGAGGAGATCTCTCTGTGAGGGCTAGGCGTTTCCAAGGCGCTTTCCTTCGCGGCATGTACCCACGGACTAATTTCCGTCTGCTAGCAATGCTCATGAATAAAACGTTAACACCCACATCCCTTGAGGAGGCTACTGCCGAAAAAGAACTCAACGGAAAAGTTATTAACGAGGGCGCATTCTTCACGGTCACTCCTGAAGCTATGTACAAAAGATATCGGATGACCACAACTGAGATCGAAATCTTCGACTACTCTTTTGGCTCCTGCGGATACGAAGATCACTTCAACTCCTCCGGCGCCGACAAGATTCTCAATCTCGATTATGGCTTAAACACGCAAGAATTACAATAGACAAATCATAATGTTCTAATTCTTACACTAGATAAATAATAATAATTAACCCCCTTTGTTCCAAACCGACTTTTAG